AACTGTGATTCTACCATAGAAACGGTTGTTAACCATTTTCTTAGCGTATCTAGTCATGATACCCTTGATAGGTGTGAAGTTGAATGGGTTATACATTGTTGGAGTAAGTTGTAAAGGTACATATGGTGCGTAGATATAACCTGTGTCAAGTAAAGATGTTCCTTTGTGACCCAACAACACTTGGTTTGGTGGGAAGTAAGGATCTCTATAAACTTGGTATCTACCAGCAAGAGTACCAACTCTTTCAATACCCATGTTGTATTGATCCTGCTCAGGAGCCGCGTTTGATACGTGGAAATACTCCAAGTCATCAAAAATTGCACTGATTTCAGAAGATACAACGATCCAGTTAGCACCACCTCTTAGAGTTGATTTGTGGATCTGAGCTGAAATTTGGTTGATTGCTGTGATAAGCGTTTGGTTCCAGTCCTTTTGTGTATAAGGTACTGCATTGTTACCCAATTGCTTCCATCCGTTGTAGTTCCATCTTAAGTTCCAAGCTGCACCTTTTCTAAGGTCTCTTAGGATCTCTCTATCAATTTCAGCTGCAACTTGCTCTGATAACAAAGCAGTTAATTCAGCTTCAGCATCGATGTTGTGGAATGCCGCAACGTCTTGAGCCAATTCAGGTGACCATTGAGCTCTTAGTTTTCTTTCAGTTACAGAAACTGTTACAGCCTGTAGATCGAAAGAAACCTCACCCAATCTGTCTTCGAATTCCATTTCTTTGTAAACTCTGTACTTACACTTGAATGCTTGGTTGTAATCTGTGTTCACTGTTGTAGTGTATCCAGAATAACCATCAAGTGAAGAAGATGTTACTTCACAAGGAACTTGAAGATCAGCTTCAAGATAAATTACACCGTTAGCATCACAAACGTTGTTGTATGAACCACCATTACCTGTAGAAGGGAATGTTGTGTTTGACTGACCGCCATACTGTACAATACCTTTACCGTAAACCTGTGTTACAACTCTGAATAATACAGGTGAAGATACACCTGAGAATCCGTTTGCAGTTGCGTTAGTGATTGGAAGAACTTGTAAAGAAGCTAAGAAAGCTTCAGTATCTTGTTCGTTACCATCTGGTCCGATCAATTGACCTTGACCTGCACTTTGGAAACCAGAAAGTGCCATGATTACTTTTCTATAAGTACCAGCTGCGTATCCTGATTGGATAAGTGCGTTTCCTGCTGCATCCCATACTTGCGTTGAAGCTGTGTATGTCATTGCAGAGAATGTACCTTTAGAATAGTCGAATAGACCTGGAGGATCCAAATCTGGTTCGTTACCTTCATAGAAAAGATCGTAAAGATCTTTGTCATTTTGGTTGTAACCCGCATTTTGTGAAGCTGGTCCGTTAGGTGCTCCAAAAGGTGCGTAGTGATCACCACCATCTTGTGGTAATAATTCATTCGGAGACTGATATCTCTGAATGTGAGGTACGAAGTAGAACAACTTACCGATTGGTAGGTTCATAGCTTGTACTGAAACGATATCATTAGCAAGAAGTTTAGAGAAAACTCTTCTAACGATTGGGAAAACTACAGTTTCGAAAGAACCTGATGAGTCAGTTGTTGCCGCCTCATTGATCAAATATGATGCTTGGTTTTCGAAAAGCTGAGCAATGTTTTCCTTTGCGTGACCTTTAAGACCCTCTAAGAATCCTAATTTGTCCCATTTGTTGATAGTATCTTCCTTGATAACTTTAAGGTGCTTAAGACCAATGTTACCAACGAGACCTGATTCTAATAATGCTCCCATTTTTATTTGTTTTTGTTTTTAATTTTTTATTATCCGATCTTACTCATCAAATCCTTAATTCTTAAGAACTGAGGTGCTTCGTAAGTCTTATTTTCTATCAGATTAGTTGCTGATCCTGTTGATACAACCTTTTCAATTTTTCCAACAGATTCGTTGATTGATTTAGAAGGTGCACTGTCAGTGTTTGACAACTCATCTTTTAGAGTTTTGTATAGATTTTTAGATTCTTTCAAAGATTCAACACTATCAAATCTTCTAAGGATGTTAATTTTTTCCTTTTTAGTTGTAGCGTGTTCTGTGAACAATCTTGTAGCGTATGCTAAATTTGAATTGAAGATTGCAACTTCATTTAATTTAGATCTGAAAATGTTAAGTGCTTTTCTGTACTCTTCATTCTTTTCTCTTAGTTGTTTTACTTCGATTTCAAGTGCTTCAAATGTTAGATTTCTGTTGTCTGTTATTGCTTTTCTAAGACCTCTAGATCCGTCTTTAGAACCAAACCCGTAAGTACGAGCCGCTTCTTTAGCTTCAACTTTCTTCTTAGCTTTAACAACTTTAGTCTTTCCATCAGTATTTTCACCTTCTTTGTACTCAAACTTAGGTTTACCCATACCAACGCCTTTTGTTCCTTGCTTCATTTTTTTAGGTGACTTGTATTCAGTTTCACCATCATATTTGAAGTTAGGTTTTCCGATGCCCTTACCTACTGGTTTTACGGTCATCTTAGCCTCTTTTACTCCGACCTTTTTGTGATCGTAAGATTCTTCTAAACCATCCATGTCTTCTTCCATGTCTTCGTGCATTTCGTCTTCCATATCTGAGTCCATGCCCTCTTCCATTTCCATAGCCATTTCAGGATCTATGTCGTCCTGTTCGTCCAACTCATCAACTTCAGCTCCCTCTTCCATTTCCTCGATATCATCATCTTCATCGAGACTGATTTCATAAACGATTTCGTCAACTTCTTCTTCGTCATCTTCCTCTTCTTCTTCGTCATCTTCCTCTTCTTCAAGAGAATGATCACCGTCAAAAAGTTTGCTAACGATCATGTCGATTTTCTCGTCGTCCATGTCTGAGGTTTCGTCAGATCCCATGTCCATAGGATTACCCTCTTCATCGAGAGTTTCATCAAAAGATGCCATATCCATGTCCTCTTCTAATGATTCTCCTAACTTAACAAGATATTCTGCATCCTGATTGTTATCAGTGATATGAATATCATCACCGTCTTTTTTCACGATGATTCCATCTTCTTCGCCCATTGCTTTAAAAATTTTAAGAATTTCTTCGTCCGATGCGCCTGTTAAGTCGATAGGACTTTCAGAATCCATGTCCATGTCCATATCAATGTCCATATCCATGCCTTCTTCGTTATCAACATCCATTTCCATTTCATCTTCTTCAGGTGAAACTTCTACGTCTGTATCTATTTCTGAATCTAAGTCAACCTCTTCCTCATCATCTTGTTCTGAGAGAGATTCTTTTACCAGTTGTCCGATTTCTTCTTTCATTGTAGAACGAAGTATTCCTTTTGCATTTTCGGCGATTGCTTGTTCAACATTTTTCATTTGAATCAACGCCTCTTCAACAATTGATTTATTTTCTTGCATAATAAATTGTTATTATTTTAACTTATAAATAGTGTCTAAATCGAAAAAAATTTAGGCTGTAGCTAATATTATTGAAGTTTTTCCGAATGTAACCAACGTAGCTGTTGGGTAGTTTGTCGTGATCCAAGACAAAACGTTAGATGAAGTAGTATCAAAAATTAGAAATCTCTCTGTAGTTCCTTCGTCATTTAGGTTAATGTTGAAACCACCACCTGTGTTATCATTAACAACAACAGAGGCCGCATTGTAAACAGCAACATTATATTCAGTAAGTCCTAATGAATTGGCAAGTGTAATCCCATCTTGGATGGTTCCGCCCTGTATCAATCTTCCATTACCTGATGGAGTACTAAGTAGGATATTCATAATTTTTTATTTTATAAATATCCTCAAAATAAAAAAAGTGGTATAAAACCACTTTTAATCAATTACTTCGTCAATCTTACTTTCTGATACAGAAGTTATTCTCCAATCATTAGAGAACCCCTCATATCGTTTGGTAACTTTTGCTTCAACATCAGTTACTGAAAATCCTTTAACGAGTTTTTCTTCTTTAATTTTTTTGATTTTACCTGTGTTTTCATCAGGAAGATCATAAGTAATTTTTGCTACAAAAAATTTTTCGTCCATAGTTTTTAATTATCTTCCCAAATAATCGGTAAGTTTTTTCATTAAATCAATAGACTTGTTTCCAGCCGAACTTAACCCAACGATTTTTTCTTCTTCCAAGTTTTCCTCATATTTCATTCTGTCCTCAGCATTTGGGAAAAGGTATGCACCTGGTGTTGAAGGTGAAGAAACCAAATCGAAACAAATCAACTCGAAATCATCTTGTACTTCATTTCTCTCACCGATTTTCTTGAGGGATCCTACTCCTCTTGAAGATACTCCCATCGTTACTCCTTGTCTCATTAGGTTCGCCGCAATATCACCCTTTGTTGAGACAATACCGCTTTCATGAAATCCTGGCGATGTCAATAATTTTAATTTACCCATCAAAACATTTCCTTCCCACCAAATATCTGTGATCAAATGAGATACTCTATCAAGGTCAATGAGAGAGGATTCGGGGTGGTTTAATTCAGATGTAGAAAGACCTTTTTGGATTGTCTTTTTATATTTTTCCGCTTCTCTTTTAAGAATGTTTTCAGGATAAAATCTTCCGTTTCTATTAGGGGTGTTGAATTTTTGTAAAACTGCAAAAAATTCAAATGGTTTCTTATAGTCTCTTTCTTGAGCTTCTTTCAAAATTGATTCATTCAATTTATCAAGTGGAGAAAGATATCCCGCATCTTCTTCGATAAGGATACCTTTACCTATTTCGTGTGGACCAAGTATTTTATATTGTTTCATCAAAACTTTTTCTATAAATATACTTCTGACTTTGATTTTGTTGGATTTCCATTTTTAGTGAGGGTAAAATCAAAATAATTGTTTTTCTTGAAATTTTCGGAGTTGATTGCAGAAACTAATTTTTTAATTGAGTCTCGTACTACATTTGATTTAAAGTCTAATTCTTGGGATGTGAAAAGATTAATTTCCAAGTTCAAAAAGGATTTCTTTCCAAAGACTATACCTGACGTTCTGAGATCCAAATCAACGATTGACTTATCCTCGAATATTTGTCTGTCTAATTGATAATAAATGGTGTGTTTGATTTCACGACTAAAATTACATACAATTCTATTCCAGTTCTCGGAGATAATTTTAGGGTTTACCCATGATTGTATGTTAATGTAAATTGATTTTAAATTTTTGGAATCTACTGTTCCATAATTTACTTTGAGAGATTCGAAGTTATTTATTTTTGAGGTTTTTCCTTTCTTCATTTTGTTTCATATACAATAGTTTATTTGTTTTTAAAATATTATGAAAAAGGAATATAATTGTCAAAATTGACTTTTCGAAATATATGTTATTATGTTAATTATTGAAATCGGAAAAAACGAAAACATTGAAAGAGCACTTAAGACCTTGAAATCTAAGGTGATGAAGACTAAGCAACAAAAAACACTTTTCGAAAGAAAAGAGTATGTTAAACCTTCAGTCAAAAAAAGGACTCAAAAGCTTAAAGCTATTTATACACAACAGAAGATAGGAAATTAAATAGATTTTTCTAACGAGCTGATTCTTACAAAATTCATTTGATTGAACTCTTCGTTTTTCAATCTATCAATCGTTTCAGATATTTTGGTTTTCAACTCAAACTCGTTTTCACCTTCCAAAATAGTTTGCAATTTATTAATTGCACTTTCTTTGATTGTACCAAACTCTTTTTCCAAATCATTCTGATCAGATTTGATTACTTTGAAGAAATCTTTTTTTGTTGACTCATCCATAGTCTCAATGTAATTCTTCAGGGTTTGATTTGCAACTGAAACCATCGATGTCAAAGGTAGGTTAATCGATTCTTTCAATGAGTTAGGAGATTTAGTTAAATTGGAAATAAGATTGTTTTTAGCAGAAACTCT